CGCCACCCACGAGAGAACGGACGCGATGCGCGACAGCAGGATGCTCATGGCCGGTTCGCCGGGCCGGGGCCCTTGCGCCTGGGAGTGGCCGCAGGTGCAGCCGGGGTGGAGGAAGCGATGGCGTCGCTGACAGCCTGAGCGATGGTGCGCACGGGCTTGTCGCGCCTTGGCACCGGCACACCCTTGGCAGGCTTGTACAGCTCGTGCTCGCCGCACTTGATCACGAACAGCTCCCAGCGCGCCGGGTCGATGGCCTGCACGCCGCGCTCGTACTCCGACCAGCGCTTGAAGCTGCCCAGGTGGACCATCTCAGCGGCCTGCGCCTGAGTCAGGCCGGCGCTGATCCGCATTCCGGTGATCAGCGCTGGCGAGGGTTGCTTGAGGATCATGCTTCCTCCTTGCTGTGAGCGGCCTGGGGCGTGTCGGACAGCGGCAGGCGCTGCACGACCTTGACCTTGACGAGCCCGCCGGCCTCGATGCACTTGCCGCCCTTCGAGTTGGCGGCCTTGTGGCCCAGCTGCAGCAGCAGCTCGCGCACGTCGACCTCCAGCACGACCCTGACCGACTGGCCCTTGTGGGTGATGGCGCCGTTCCAGTATTGCTTGCTCATGGGGTTGCTCACTGCACGTTGAGGGTCAGGCCGTCGGCCAGGATGCCGTCGGCGATGTCGGCGAAGTAGCGCGGCTCGATGACGACGCTGCGGCCGAACCACTGCGCGTCCTCGGGCAGGTGCTCGGTGGTCCAGGCCCTGGCAGCGTCGCTGCAGGGCATCAGCAGCAGCACCGAGCCGTGGTTCACGCTGATGAAGTCGGGGTGGCTCATTGGCGGTCCAGGGCGCGGTTCAGGTCGGAGAGCAGCTGGCGCTGATCGGCGATGGCGTCGCGCACCGCCTGGGCGACGGGCTTGGCCACGGCGGCGTCACCGTTGCCGTCGCGGCTGCGGGCTGCGATGTCGCGCGCCTTGGCGGAGCTGGTGAACCGCGTCGCCTCGGTGATGGGCACGACGGTCACGTCGCTGAAGTCCTTGCTGAACTGCAGGCAGAAGCCGTGCTTCGAGGTGACGATGTAGTCGGGGCTCTGCTCCAGGGCGGGCAGGCGCACCTCCATGCGGGCGATGAACTGCTCGCAGCGAACGGCCTCCTTCACGAGGGCGTCGCGTTGCTCGGTGGTCATGGCCTCGTAGGTCAGATGAGCTTTTGCCGCCAGCTTGCAAGGCTGCTCCAGGCGCTGCTCCATGTCGTCGATGCTGGCGTAGCCTGCGTCCTTCACGCACGCCTCGATGGCCTCTTGCTCAGTGGCACCCTCGTAGACGCCGAAGCTGTGCCCGGACTCGGGGTTGAAGATTTCGTAGCTGCTCATGTGGGCTCCGGTGTGTCAGGTGTTGCGAGGACTCAATACTACCGGTTGGCGGTAGTGCGCCGCAAGGACAAATTACCGAAAAGCGGTGGTGTCTGCGCTCCCGGCCGACACCTTGAACGGCTTGTCCCAGCGCCCGACGTTGACCTCCACGTACCAGCCCACGTCGAAGTAGTCGGTCATGGCGTCGCTGCGGTCGTGGTTGCCGGTGTTCAGCGTGTCGATGATCGCGATGAGCGGCTCCTGCACCGCCGCGTCGCACGCCTCGACCTCGAAGAACCGCTTGCTGCGGACGCGGGTGTAGCCGAGGTTCCCGCGCAGGGCAGCGACGATGTCCACCGGCGCCTCGGTGATGGTCATCACGATGGTCGAGCGGTGGCGCACCGCCAGGGTGTACTTCCAGCCCAGCGGGACAACGCGCTTCAGCTCGGCGGCAAGGCGCGCCTTGCGTTCTTGATCCATGTAGGCCATGTCAGCTCCTTCAGGCCTGAAGCCACTTCCAGAAGTCGGCGAACGCCGCGTCGTACTGCTGCTCGAACTCGACCAGCGTGCTGTAGATCGCCTCCTCGCCGTCGACCCAGCCGACGACGCACTGGCCAATCGTGTAGACGTACAGCACGTCCATCGGGCGCTGCTCGGCGCGGCTCTTCCAGTCGCGCTCGATGAACTCGTGGGGGTCATCGAACATGCCGATGGACGCTGCGTGCGCCAGGGTCATCGTGTGTTGGGCGATGTGCATGGCGCTCTCCTCAGACGTACTGCATCGCGTGGCGGGCAGCGGCCTGGGTCGCGCTGTAGCGCTTGGCCACCTCGATCACCGCGCGCTTGGCGTCCCAGCGCTGCTTCATGGCCTGCGCGAAGGAGCGGAAGCCAGGGGTGGTCAGGAGGATCGCGGCGCCGATGTCTGTCTTGCGGTTCATGTCTGCTTCCCTTCCGGGGTTGGTTGAATCGAGGACTCGATCCTACCGGAATCCGGGAAGTCTTGGAAGCGGAAAACTACCGCTTTTCGGCAGAGCCGCAGTGGTGGTTGACCCCCCTGGGTCAGGGGATGATCACACGCCACATCACGTGGCGCCACTCCCCGTGAACATTTGCTCGAAACCGAACGGTTTACAGAATCGTGGAAATCAGCCGGGGCACAGTACCGCCTAAGTGGCTGATTTCATTGAGAAATCCCCGAATGCCCCAGCATGTTGGTCTGAAATCCTGTTGATGTGCCGTGACATGCTGTTGAGTGACGAGAAGCCTTTCGAATCAAGGACTTAGCCGATTCGAAGTGCTGCCAAGTGGTGCTGAGTGACGTGACCATGGACATCCAGTTGCAGAACCATCTACAGTACCGCTACACCAACTGCTGACCACCAAGGAAACACATGAAGCGCTTCGCACTGACCGCCAAGCAAGTCGAGACCGTCAAGGCTACCTGCGGCAAGTCTCAGCTGACCGACGGACAAGGGCTGTATCTCAAGCTCTTTTTCGACCGTCCTGGCCATTCCTGGCGCTTCGACTACACCCGCCCGAACAGCGGCGGCAAGCGCAACACGCTGGTGCTGGGCTCGTCGGACACGATGAGCCTCGCCGATGCCCGTACGAAGGCCCAGGAGGCGCGCGAACTGCTCGCCAAGGGCATCGACCCTGCCAAGCAGCGCGACGCCGCCAGGACCGAGCAGCGGGCCGTCGTCCTGGCCGACGCGGTGGCCGCCGAGCGCGCCGCCAAGAAGCTGGCCCCGGCCGGCACGCTGCAGGGCGTGGCCGAGGACTACCACGCCCGCAACGTCGGCAACAAGGACTGGACCGCGCTGCACGCCGCCCAGTGGCTGCGCACGCTGGCCAACCACGTGTTCCCCCGCATCGGCCTGAAGCCCATTGCCGAGGTGACGCCCAAGGACGTGCTGGACTGCGTCGAGGTGCTGGAGCGCGCCGGCATGGACCCGACCAGCCGCAACGTGCGCAAGTACCTCGTGCAGGTCTTCGACTACGCCATGGTGCTGGAGGTGTGCAAGGGCAACCCGGCGCACGCCATCAAGAGCATCGTGAAGAAGAACGTGGACCTTGGCCACAACCCGGCGGTGACCACGCCAGACGGGCTGCGCACCGTGCTGCTGGCCATCCGCGACTGGCCGACCCCGGTGACCCGCGAAGCGCTGATGGTCCAGGCGGCGCTGTTCCAGCGCCCGGCCAACACCTGCTCGATGCAGTGGCCCCACGTCGACCTCGACGCCGCGCGCTGGGTCATCCCGGCCGCTGAGATGAAGGGCAAGAAGGTCCGCAAGCAGAAGGGCTCCGACCACGTGGTGCCGCTGCCCAAGCAGGTGGTCGAGCTGCTCCGCAGCCTCAAGCCCCTGACCGGCCGCAGCAAGTACGTGTTCGAGTCGCCGAGCAACCCCGGCCTGCCCATCACCAACGACACGCTCACCAACGCCCTGCGCAACATGGGGTTCGGCGGGAAACAGACCGCTCATGGCTTCCGCGCCACGGCGCGCACCATGCTGGTCGAGCAGCTCGGCGTGCAGCCGCAGTACGTGGAGGCGCAGCTGGCGCACGTCGGCGGCAACCAGGGCGAAGACGGCGTCATCAGGTACGACTCGCTGGGCCCGGCCTACAACCGGGCCACGTTCCTCGACCAGCGCAAGGTGGTGGTGCAGCAGTGGGCCGACTACCTCGACCAGCTGCTGACCCAGCAGCCCGCCGCGCTGGTGGAGCAGCCGGTGCCGGCCGAGCCCCTGCTCCTGGCCGCCTGATCATGGCCAGCCGCTGGCCCGAGGTTCGCCTCGTCTCCCGGCGGCTGTACCGGGTCACCTACGAGGTGTTCCGGTACGGTCGCTGGGAGAAGCGGCACGCGGACACCTACGTCCGCGAGGAGGCCGACGAGACGCTGCAGAACCTGCGCGACCTCGAACAGGCCGCTGACGTGCAGCCGCGCGTGCGAGTCGTGCGCACCACCTTCTGATCACGACGACGCGGGTGCGCCGCCCACCTCCTGAAGCCAGCCGCGTACATCGCGGGCCCGCCAGCGCACCGTGCGCGGGCCGATGCGCAGCGCCTGGGGGAAGCGCTTCTGCCGCGTCATCTCCCGGATGGTCGACACGGTGAAGCCCGTGAGGGCCGCCACCGTCTGCACCGTCAGCAGCGCATCCGGGTCTTGCGCCGCGACGATGTCCTGGGGCGTGATACGACGCCCCTGGCGCGTTTCGGTTGTCTCGTTCATGGGTCATGTCCAGACCCTCTGCGTTTGCCTGCCAGCGGGCCTCATAGGGTCCGCCTCGTTGGTTCTACCTATCCCTGCCGTCGCCTGGGCTCACATCCACATGTACGCCACGCTCACCCAGTTGAGTCCGCCGAAGCGCAGCGCGGCGCCATAGCGCTCGGCCTCCATGTCCATCTTCGAGAAGCGCTCGCCGCGCGCGTTGCCGTCGGCCTCGAAGTCCACCGAGGTGTAGCTCCAGCCCTTGGTGTACTCGTCCATCTCTTCGCCCGGGATCAGGCCCGCGCGCACCACCCACTGTGCTTTGAGTGCGACCATGTCAGTGCGGGGCTCCAGGCTGGGGTGCGCCGAAGGCCGCTACAGACTGCTCGAAGACCGCCTGCATGAAGCCGTTGATGTCGGCCCACGACTCGAACACGTAGCCGGTGCGCACGCCATCGGCGCCGACCACCACCACCGCGACGCGCGCGCCACCTTCGTTGTAGACGTGGCACACCTGCAGCTCGCCGCCGCGTATGGTCGTTTCCTCAGGCGTGTCATAGACCATGTGGCCGTTCATTCAATGCTCTCCCACTGGGGGCAGCGGCTGCGCAGGTGGCAGCGGCCCGCCCGTCAACTTCACCAGATCGGCTTCGATGTCCGCGAGTGCCTCTCCGTACAGCAGCGCGAGCTTGTCGTGGCCGCCGAGCCGGCGCAGGTCCACTTCGATGGGCTCTCCCGCTTGCAGGCGGCGCACGTTCTCGGCATCGAGGCCGAGCAGGAAGGTGCCGTTGCTCAGTCGTGCGTACAGCATCAGCGTTCCAATGCACGCTTGACCTGCGCCTCGTACTCTGCATTGCCGGCGTTGCCGCGCAGGTACAGCAACCGCTCCAGCTCCTCGATGCGGTCGCAGTCCATCACGCTGCGGCCGGTGAAGATGCACTCCAGCTTCTCGTTCACGTACTTCACCTCGAAGGGCCGCATGGGCAGATGATGCCCGGTGTGCGTGTTGCAGCGCGTGAAGTCGATGCCCTGCTTGTGCGCCTCGCCGCAGCACTTGATGTACTCGTTCATCAGGCCCGCGAACTCGATGAAGGGGTGACACCCGATGCGCACCGCCTGCATGTAGAAGCCGCTGGCCACCGCGCGCATCTGTTCGAGCATCAGCTCGCGCTGCTCGGGCGTGGTCCACGCCTCGGGGGCGTCAGTGCGTTGTGGGGCTGTCATTGCCATCCTCTTCCTTCACTTCCGCCAGGGTGCGAAACAGCGAGCCCAGCGCCTTGTCGACGTCCTGGCGCAGCTTGCCCACGCGGCGCAGGGCATCGACGTGCTCCTCGACGTTGGCGATGAACTGGCTCTTGAACGTGTCCTCGGTGCCGGGCTTGATGTCCTCGACGATCATGCGCGCGAGGGATCGCGCCAGCGCGGCCGCGAAGCCCGCCATCGCGCCCGTGTTGCTCGCCAGCGCGTTCAGCAGCACCAGCTGCGCGTCGGCGAAGTGCTCCAGCGTGCCAGTGCGCAGGCGGTCGGACGGTATGTCGACCGTGCCGAAGCGGGTGCTGATCACCTGCTTCAGCTCGTCCTTGTCCTTGGCCGCCAGCACGATGGACAGCGAGCCGCTGCCCTTGCTCGGCCGCAGCTCGAAGGCGAACTCACCGTCGCTGATGCGCTTGGCCTCGCCGATCACCACCGCCTTGCCGTTGCCATCCTCTTCGACCATGCGAACGAGGTACGCCTCCACCTCGACGCGGTCCATTGCTTCCAGTTCCACCAGCATCACGTTTTCCTTTTGTTGTTCATCGATCATGGATACAGCCGCTTGAACTCGGCGCCGCGCACGTAGGCCTTGGTGGTCTTGTCGTACACCGCGTTGCCTGGGGCAAGGGCAAGGTAGTCGCTGATGTCGCGGCTTGCTTGCGCCGGTCCGATGGCGAAGTGGTCCATGAGAGCGGATCGATTCAGCGTGCCGTAGTGATCGAGCAAGAAGTCGATGAACACCAGCCGCTGTTGTTGTGCGTATTTCAAAGGCGTCAGCCGTGCATGGGCACGCCGTGCTGCCGGTGCAGTTCCTCGATGGCGTGAATGACGGTGCCCACGCCGCCGGACACGTTGATCGGCTGCATGCCCACTGCCTTCAGCTTGAACTTGGCCTTGTGCGGAATCCACTTCGTGGCGCAGACCACGTGACGCCCCTTGTGAGGCGCCCAGGCATTGAGCTGGTCCGGGTCGATGAAGCGCAGGTCCGTCGTGCCGTTGAAGGACTCGCGCACCTTGGTGATGTTGAGGCCCACGAGGCCGACGACATCGACCTTCAGCATGCGCGCTCGTTCAGCCTCGGGCTCGTGCTGCGCCTGCACCGACGCGACGGGTGCCGGCGCCTCACCCGTGGACGAAGGGGACGGTGCTGCCTGGGGCGTGTTGACCGGGCCCAGCTCGGCCTCGACCAGCTGGTGCACCGTCTGGCGCATGCCGCGCTCGATCATGGCCGCGATCTGCATGCCCATGTCCTGAGACATCGTGCTGATGCGCGCGTCGACCTTGGACAGCATCAGCTCGCTGTGCGTGTGCAGCAGCTGGTCGAGCGCCAGCATGACGGTGTCGCCGAAGGCCTTGGCGGCCTCGCTGAGCGTTCGTTGCGGGGTTGGTGAGGGGGTAGGTGCGGCAAGCGCCTCGGACGCCTCTGGCGCCTGCGTTTCGGCTGCGGCCTGGAGCACCTCGCCGTCGCTGCGCTCGTGCGTTGTCTCGGGCTCGTCGGCAGTTGTCTCCTGCGCGACAGGCGGGTTGAACGGGATGGTGTTGATCAGCCAGAGGTTGGCCTTGCCCTCCTCGATCAGCTTGAGGTTCAGGCTGTTGGGCGCGTGCACGTCGCCTTGCTTGATGCCTGCCAGGGACCGGCGCCGCTCCGGCGGCAGTACCAGTTCCTGCGCCTCGATGATCAAGCGAGCAAGCGTGCCGGGAACCTCCTGTTCTTGGAACCACAGCACCATGCGCGTGATCAGCGCCTTCTCCTTGGTGGTCCAGCGGAACTTGCCGGTGTAGTTGCGCTGCAGGTCGGCCGGGTACTTCGGGCCGCGAGGCGGCGGCAGCTTGCGCGGGGGCTTGACGATGGTCAGCGCGGCGCGTTCCTCTTCACTGAGTGCTCGGGCCTGGGCAACGTACTTCGGTACCTGCAGTGCACTGGGGACGGCCACCGCCCGCAGAGCCTCCTCGGTGCGGTGCCTGTCCTTGGGCAGCACCCGCTGCGCCTTCACAAGCGCGTTCAAGACCGGCATTCCCTTGTCGAGGTGAGGCAGCATGTTTACCGCCACCTTCAACCATTCGGCTGGAATCCATCGCACGTACCCGGGCTGGCCTGACATGGGCAATCCTCTCTGCTGGTGGTTGATATGGCGCTGGATTGCAACGCCTTCACCTTCAGTTGTCAACCAGCGGCGACATCATGCAGTCGCCTCTAGGGGTTGTTCTGCCTCGACGGTGCTGCTACCCACGAGGGAGATGTAGACGTCGTGCTGTACGCGTGTACCCAGGCGGCCTACATCCTGTTCGGTCAGGTTGTGAGAGCAGGAGCAGGTGAACGCGATGGTGCAGCTGCCGTTGGGCTTCAGGTGCAGCACGTGCTTGTGCAGCTTGCAGCCCGTCAGATGGATGTCGGACTCGCCGCCAATGCCATAGTCGACCGTAAGGTCAATGTTGATGCTCTCGCCTGCCCAGTGCAGCGGCTGGGACAGCTCAGGGAAGCGCAGCTCGCTCGCATCGCTGACCGCATCGACACCGGGCAGCGCGTGCTGGTTGCTCAGGCGGTACATCGCGTCGCGCAGGCCTGGAGCGAACTGCTCCAGCACGCTGTTGCCGACGTCCATCTGGAAGCGCAGGTCGATGGCAGGCGCCAGCTCGCGACTGCCGTGCTTCTCGCTGCGCGGGTTCACGTCGATGAGCTTGGCCTTGGTGGGCTCCTTGAACTGCAGGGTCATGGGATGCTCCTGGCTGAAGATGAGAAGGGGCGCCCCCCTGCGAGGAGATGCAGGGGGTACGAGTCGGCGTAACGGTGCAGAGGGAGGTTGAGGAGGGGTCGTGCCGGCTCACGCCCGAAACTGGTGGGGTGTCAGTCCGCGACCTGCTGGTCGTGCGGGGGTGGCTCGACCGCTTGCTCGACGCGCACGCCGGCAGTGATCAGTCGCTCCAGATCGTCCTTGGTCGCGATGCGCGAGACGAACAGCTTGGCGGCCACATGGCGCTCGGCCATGTGGCGATAGCTCGCGCGCACGAGGCGCTCCTGGGTGCCATCGGTGTTGGCGACGACGTAGACGCGGTTGGCCATGGGTTCACTCCTGGGGTTGCCACTTGTTGGTGTAGACGTCGACCAGCTCGGCGTACTGGTCGGGGGGCAGCGTGCTGCGCGCTTGGTCGATCACCAGCGCGGCCGCATCGGCCGATGCAGCGTTGAGCGCTTCGTCGGCGAACTGGGCGTAGGTCTTGGGCTGCTGCGCGGGTGGTGCTGCAGGCTCAGCCGCAGGCGGCTCCTGGCCGGCGAGCACGGCACGCACACGAGCTGCACTCGCGCTCGCGGGCTCGACCACTTCGGCGTGGCCCATGTTCACGATGCGCTGCGCCTCGTCCTCGTCGTAGATGCCGGCGAAGCCGAAGGCCACGCGAGCGCACTGGATCAGCGCCTTGTGGCGCAGCATGCGACGCGGGTGAGAGCGCCAGGGCGCGGTGTCGCGCTTGCACTCGGCCATGTACTCGGTGACGCTGATCGCGTGCGAGCGGTCCTTGCGGTGCAGCACGCAGGTCATGGCCTGCTCGTTGGCGTCGAAGAGGAACTCCACGCCGTCGAACATCGGGTGCTCGTTGATGATGCGGGCCCACCCGTCGACCGACACCACCGGCACGATGCCACCCTTGTCGGGGAAGGCGAACAGCTCCTTCGTGAAGGGGTTGAGGTGGTACTGATCGGCGACGATCAGCAGCGCCATCATCTGCTCGTTGGTGACCGGCGTGCTGGACTTGAAGGCGGTGGCCTTCAGCGTGTCCATCATCTTGGTCGGCTCGACCCCATAGCGGTCGGCGATCTTGGCGAGCAGGCTCACCTTCTGCGAGCGCAGCACCGCCGGCACGTTGGTGGTGGTGGTGGGAGCGTCGATCACATCGGAGTTCATGGGTGGTGTCCCTGGTTGGTTGTCATGCCCATCGCGGCAGCTCGATCACCTGAATCTCGCTCGGGTAGCCGGGCCACTGCGCGGCCTGGGCGCAGCGCGCGTAGAGGTTCAGCGCCTCGCGGTTGTCTTCTCGTGCACGCAGCAGCGCCGCGTCGCTGAGCATGTAGGCCGCGCAGGCGTGCGGGAACTCGCTCTCGACCACCGCGAACACCATGCCGTGCACCTGCATGCCGCTGGCCAGCTCGAAGCCCGTGCAGTACCAGTCGGCCTGGGTGTGGTAGCCGAAGTTCGCCACGCTCTTGCTGAAGCCCTCGGGCGATGCATCGCTGGCGGTCTTCACGTCGAGCAGCACCACACCCTTGCCCAGGCCCACCGGTGAGACCCAGTCGGGGCGGCACTTGCACAGCACGCCGGTGGCCACGTCACGCCACCATGCCGAGACCTCGGGCTGCCCGTGCGCGAGCAGCTCGGCCACCTGGGGCAGCTTGCGCAGTGCCTCGGCCTGACGAAACGCCGCGTCGCGCTGCAGCTGCGAGATGGGCTCCATGCCGCTGCTCATGCACTGCTGGGCGAACTCCTTGTACAGCCGGCTGGACTTGCTCACATCGGGCGCGATCACGTAGCGCAGGTCGAAGTGCTCGGGCTCGAGAAGCGCGCAGTGCGTGAGCGTGCCGTTGAACATCTGCGGCGTGGGCGCCTTCGGCGGCGCGTCGGTCGCGGTGGCCAGCGCGTGGTAGTGGAACGGGGTCTGCATGCGGATGCGCTTCAGGCCCGAGTGCGACAGCCCCTCGCCCTGGTGGTAGGCATCGTTGGCGATGCCGTAGTGCACGCCGGGTGTCATGGCGCGGCCTGGACCTGCGAGGCGAGGTACTCGGGCCAGTACGCGCGCAGCTCGTCCCAGCGCATGACACCCTCGCGGCCGGGCAGTGTGAAGCCGGTCAGCCCATGCGGGTGGCGCGTGTCGTACTGGTAGCCGAAGGGCATCGGCTGGCCATCGGGGTCGCACACCTCGAAGGTGGCCGCGCCACCTTGCTCGCCGAAGTTCAGGTGCAAGGTCATGCGACGCGTGAAGCCCACCGGCCGCTCGGGCAGCTCGGCTGGCAACGGTGTGGTGCGCGGCAGGCTCATGAGAACACCCGACGCAGCAGCGCACGCAGGGCCCGAAGCAGGCGCTGCCAACGGGTGAGTGCCATGCCCTCGAACGCGTTGCCGTGCTGCACACGCTCGAACCAGTCGTGGGGCGTCCTACTCATCGAATGCTCCCTGCTCGGTCATGTAGTCGGTCAGCCGCCGCGCGTAGCGGTGCGCGAGCGATGACAGCACGCTCATCGCCAGCGGCTGCTCGTCATCGGCGGCCGAGCGGACGATGTTGAGCATCGTGAGCAGCGTGTACAGGTCATCCTCGACCACCAGCTCATCGAGCACCGCCTGCACCAGCTGCATCTGCTCGCCGGCCACCCCGGGCATGCTCACCAGCTCGCGCGGGTCACGGTCGATGGCGTCGAGGAACTCGTTGCGCAACAGCTCGTACGCCTTGGCCGCACGCTCGTTGCGATGGGTCGCCACATCCAGCTGGCGCTGCGCGCCTAACAGCATCTGGTTGTCGATCATGGGAACGCGAGTTGACATCAGGTTGTCACCGCGCTGCAACCATCACCATGTAGCACACATTCGCTTTGGGGCGAATGGCCGCACGTTGCACCACGTGTTGGTGCTTCAGTGCATGCTGGGTGAGGGCGCCCGGTGCATGGGAATGCACCGACTGTGTGTAGTGCCTATGAGGCGACTCGGGCGCGTTGCACGCCCGAGCTGAGAGTCACTTGTGCCTGTGCGGTGCAGCTTGAGCGAGCGCGGCTGCGTCTTCGCTGGGCATGCTGGGCCAGTTGCCCTTGTGCATCTGGTAGATGAGGCTGAAGGCCTTGTGCCTGTCCGCTTCGCTCATCTCATCAAGCCACTTGGCTACCTCCATCGCGATGAGAGAGTGCACTGGCCCAGCCTCGTGCGGCTTGTACTTCCCGCCCTCGCCGGTGCATAGCCAGTAGATGTCGCAACCCAGGTACACCGCAGCCCTTGCAACGTTTTCTGGACGCAGCGTGGACCCAGGTCTTCGCTTCAGGTTGCTGATCGCCTGCGTGCTGATTCCGATGCCGTCGGCCAGTTCACCGCGTGTTTTCCGCGCGTGCTGTAGGGCCATGTCAATGCGTTCGAGGAGGGTCATGTTTGCCATGGAGTGACGTGGAGTGCGGTTAGGACGACTGTGTGTCGAGAGCGTTGCAACGCGGTGCGAGGCGGGTGTGAAATCGACGCCCCATGAAGAAACAGACTGCTCTCAACTTGCTGGGTGGGACCGTGGCGACAGCAGCGGCGCACCTGGGGTGTGGTGTGAAGGCGGTGTACAAGTGGCCGAGCGACAAGCCGCTGCCTCGACCGATTGCGGATCGCGTCCTGGCCGCCAGAGTGCGAATGCGAGCCGAGCTGCTGCGTGCCCAGGGCCTGCGGCTGGAGCCCATTGAGGAAGATGCGGTTGCGCTGTGAGTCATGGCGGCTGCTTGCATTTTGTCACCGGGCGTTCGCCTCTGGTTGACTGATCCCCCGCAACGAGTGTTGCCAACGCACGGGTGGTGCCGAGTAGGACTTTCCCGGGCCTACAAGCAGGAGCACCCCCATGCCGCTGCCGGCTGACTGGGTCGAGGCGATCTTCACCAAGCTCACCCTGGTGTACGGGCAGCGCTTCCTGGCCCAGTACGCCGGGCTGCAGCCCGAGCACGTCAAGGGCACCTGGGCCCGCGAGCTGCACAACATCGGCGGCCCAGGCATCAAGCACGCCCTGGAGCACCTCCCGGCAGACCACCCACCCAACTGCCTGCAGTTCCGCTCGCTGTGCTTCGGAGGCCCCGTGGAGCCCACCAAGGTGCTCCCCGCACCCAAGGCCTCACCCGAGCGCGTACGGGCCGCCCTGGCCCGCATGGCAAGCCTGAGAAGCGAACAGCGTGACCCCAGAGCCTGGGCCCATCGACTCAAGGCCCGTGAAGCAGCTGGTGAACACCTGTCCATCACACAACGCACGATGTGGCGTGCCGCCCTGCGTGCCGACCTCACCAGCACCGAGGAGCTGCCCGCATGAACTGGTACGGGCACCACATCGGCGACTGGCTGAAGAAGACCAGCGACCTGACTCTCGTGCAAGAAGGCGTGTACAGGCGCCTCGTGGATTGGTACTACGCGCACGAACGGCCGCTGCCACTGCTTGTGAAGGACGTGTGCAAGATCGCCCGCGCCACAGGTACGCGCGAGCGTGAGGCAGTCAGCACCGTGCTGCATCGCTTCTTCGAGATCCACGAGGATGGCTGGCACAACCCGCGCGTGGACGAGGAAGTCAGCCGCTACGTGGAGCGTGAACCGGAGCGTGTTGCAAAAAAAGATGCATGGCGTGCACGTCAGCAGCGTGCACGGGAACGACGCGTCGCGATGTTCCTTGCCTTGCGCGATGTGGGGGTCGTCCCGCCATTCAACTCCACCATGGCAGCACTTCGGCTGCTCATGGAAGAACACGGCGTCACGCTGGATGTCACGCGTGACTCCGAGCGTGATCCACGTAGTAACCCACAACCTACAACCAATATACGTACTACGTACGTAGACGTCACGCGTGACGTTACAACTCGCGCTGAAGAGCCCGATGAGCCGCCTGAGCCACCCATCGCGCCCACCCGAGCTGGTCAGGCATGCCGTGCGATGCGCGCTGCAGGCATGCCCGACGTCAACCCCGCACACCCTCAGCTGCTGCGCCTGCTCAAGGCCGGCGTGACCGACGACGAGCTGCGCATGGCTGCTGCGACAGCCGTGGCCAAGCACAAGCCTTTCGCGTACGCCCTCGCAATCGTGGAGGGACAGCGCAAGGATGCAGCCTCAGCAGGGCCTGTTTCGGCCCGCCAGAGCGCGCAAAACGAGGTGGTTGAGGCCTGGGTACCAGCCCTGGCCTCTCGACGCCCTGGAGGCCTTCCATGAGCTTTCTCGACCGATCCGCTGCCCTGCCTTCTCCATCGAAACGCGAACCCCCAGCATTGGCGCGGGCTGCAGCCCGATTCGCCTGTGCGTACTGCAATCCATCCCGCTGCCATGCCTCGCGACACCCCCGACTCGACCCCGCCCGAGCACCCTCGTGTGCCTCGACGCTCCAGGCTGAACGTGCCCTGGCTCCCCATCCTTTCTGGGGCAGTGCTGTGGGCTCTGCTCCTGGCGTGGCTCGTCGCCACGTGATGTGGCTCGGCGCAATCGCAGAGGGGGGAGGGGCGGGTGAATCGGCAGGACGGGGGGCGAACGAAGTGGTGGTCCCTCCTCCCCCGCGATTCCTCCCAAAACCGGCCAGCCCGAAACCAGGCCCCCACCCGTTCTGGGCAGCTGCCCTGGCACTGCCTCTGCTCATCCCCGTGCCAGCCAGCGCGGGCATCCGAGGTGGCCCCAACACGATGGGCATGGACGGACCTGAGATTGCACTGGGTCGCATCCCTACCCCGCGAGCTGGTGCGTCGGTCCCTCGCATTCGCCGGGCCTCGCTGCAGCCGGCGCAGGTGTTCCGTGGTGCGTTTCGGACGACGTGCGAGCTGTCGCACATGAACTTCGACGATGTGATGGTGGCGCCTGGGACGAGGGGTGCGTTTCACCTGCACCAGTACGTGGGCAACACGGCGGCCGATGCGGATGCGCAGTTCGAGGATGGGCGGATTGCGGAGGTGGGGGACTCGACGTGTCGAGGGGGGACGGTGAACCGGACGGCGTACTGGTCGCCTGCGATGGTGGACACGCGCACGGGAACGCCCGTGGTGCCCGATGGGTTCATGGCGTACTACAAGCACGGGTACGACCTGCCTGTTGGGACGCAGTTTGTGGTGCCGCCGGTGGGGTTGCGGATGTTGTCGGGGTCGGGGTCGAACACGTCGCCGAGCGGGCCGTGGAGGTTCAACTGCAACGGGTTGAATGGGGCGGTGAACTACGACACGCGGGGCATTCCGACGCAGTGTCCGATGGGGGCGGTGATCACGGCGAACATTGCGTTCCCGCAGTGCTGGGACGGGGTGAACCTGGACTCGCCGACGCACCGCACGCACGTGGTCAGTGTGGTCAGTGATGGGGCGGGTGGTCGACGCTGTCCTGCCTCGCATCCGCATGCATTGCCGAAGGTCGAGTTCAACTGGCGGTACCGGGTGGTGGACCCGGAGGCATTGAAGTACTGGCGGCTGTCGTCGGACATGAACCCGGCGGTGCCTGCGGGGTACACGTTCCATGGGGACTGGTGGAACGGGTGGCGACCGGACGTGATGGCGCGGTGGGTGAACAACTGCCTGAATCTCGCGCGGGACTGTCACTCCGAGCTGCTCGGTGATGGCGAGACGCTGTACTGAGAGGCCTGCCATGAACACGCCGATGGTGACGATGTGGCAGGGCCGCGATGTTCGCAAGCTCACGCGAGCGGAGCTGCTGGACGTGGTGCAGTGGTTGATGGCCGAGTCGAAGCACTACCGCGAGGAGTGCACGCGCATGCGCCGGCATGTGGACTGGGTGGCGTACCTGATGGAGGAGCGTGCGCCGGTGATACCTGACGAGGAGCGCAGACCATGACGTTCCATGTTCCGAACCAGTTCCGCATCCGCAAGGGTGCGCTGCGCAGCGACGACAGCTATGGCAACAACGGGGCGTTCATGGTGCCCAACCGTGCTGCGCGCAAGGGGCTGCGCGAGCTGCCGCTGGCGGTGATCGCGAGCGACGAGCATGGGTGGGAGCATGTGAGCGTGAGCCTGCCCACGCGCTGTCCGACGTGGGACGAGATGAGCTTCATCAAGGCGCTGTTCTGGGACGCGAACGACTGCGTGGTGCAGTTCCACCCGCCCGAGGGTGAGTACGTCAACAACCACGCGTACTGCCTGCACCTGTGGCGCCCGACGGGGCATGACATTCCGACGCCGCCGTCGTGGATGGTGGGGGTGTTGCGACGGGTGCCGCCCGATGAGCTGGAGCCAGGAGAGCCCTCGTGATCGTCATCCCGCTTCGCACGGGTCGGGGCATGAACCAGCACGAGCACTGGCGCAGCCGTGACCGTCGCAACAAGCGCGAGCAGGAGGCGGTGGGCTGGATGCTCAAGACCGCGCAGCGTCCGCGTGTGCCGTGCAGTGTGCTGCTCACCCGTGTGGCGCCCAGCGGTGGCCTGGACGATGACAACCTCGTCAGCTCGTTGAAGAACGTGCGCGACGCGGTGGCCAAGTGGATCGGCGTGGACGACCGCGAGCGCATGCAGGTGCGCTACCGCTACGCGCAGCAGCGCGGGCCGTGGTCGGTGCGCATCGAGTTCGGCGAGCCAGTGGTGGGAGCGCAGTACGTGCTGGAGGCCATCGAGTGAGACGCGCAAGCGAGCGGCGCACATCGCTCGCAACGAGAACGGAGAACGACATGCACACGGCAACCGCGAACGGACTGCTATCGGACACCGAACTCGAT